AAGCTTCTTTCTTGGCCTTCTCTTCGGCGCCCTTGAGAGCGTTCTCGGCCTTTATTTTGTCTTCCTTGGCCTGTTCCGCTTTGGATTCTTTCTCTTTTTCCTCGTCGGTCTTCTCTTTCGGCTTTTCGTCCTTGGCGTTCTTTACGGACGCGGCCTTGAAAGCGATGTAGTCGGCTTTCAGCTCTTTCACCGTGGCGGTCTTGCCGTTCTCCAGGGTGATGACGGTTTCGTCGCTGATGGCCTTTACCGCGGCCTCCGCGGCCTTGGCGTTCTCCAGGGTCGTATGGGCGGTCATGAGGTCCCCGAGGGTGACTTCGGCCTCGCCGACTTTAACCTTGGAGGTGGCGTCCACTTCTATGGAGTTGTCCACGTCGCCTATCTTGAAAAACATCTTTATTTTCTGCGCGAGAGTCGGTTTGTCAGCCATGGTATTGGTCTCCTTGGAATTATGGACTGCCTCTATTTTAGATCCTTCGTACCGGGGATTAGGCACTATTGCCAGGTGGTCGTACTCCCCGCCTATGACTTTAGCGTCGTAGGGCAAATTGTGATGGACTCCGGGGACGCCGTCGATGATCGGCGAGTAGGAATTGGAAAGCGCGTACTTCTTGCTCTCCACGTTCTCCACTGCTTTGGTGTCCCAGAGGATAAATGAAACATCGTCCCAGCCGGTTTCGGCATTGTAGACGTTACCGGTCACTACACCGACGGCATCACCCTTTATGTCCAAGGGCTTGGCGTCTTTCTTGTGGGTGTAATTATAGACGAACTTTCCTACGAAAGATTTGCGGAGCGCCGCGATCCCCTCGTTATCCAGGAGAAGGGTCATGCCCTTCTGGTTGGTGATGGGATTCACGATATCGTCGTAACGGACAGGGCCGGGCTCCAAATGGTTGCCTTTGAACATTACCCCGTACTGGGTCTGGTTCTCAAGACGCAAAGCCAAGCCCCCCAAAGGGGTTGCTGTGCAATTCTTTAACTCGATCTTTTTCGGTTCCGGCATTTTGTTTATCTGACCGCGGTTCACATTACGGTAATAGTGTTGCACTTTTTTAAAACCTTGTCAAGGGTTTTCTTTTTCATCCTTCCACAATCGGCTGATCGTTGCAACGGCAATTCCAGATCCCGCCGGGGTTCGCCGTCGTGCCCGTAGCTTTATCTGCTACCGGCGGCATAGAATACGAAAACCGCCTCCCGTTCAGATATTGATGATCTTTACGGACGCGGCCATCACCAGAATCTCTCCAAAAATACTCGTTTATGCCGGCTGATAAAAACCGCTCTTTGCGGTAGTCGGACATAAAAATTGAAGTTTCAGTGCGGGCCAAGAATTCGGCTTTATTCTCCGTCACGCCGTACTTATGCGCTATTTTTCCGATGAGACTGTCAAACCGATAGCCGGTCTCCGCGCTATCCTGCACGTCGCGCCGCAGGCGCCGGACCATCTCTTTACTGAAATCTGTTATGCCGAGCGCGATGTTGTTAGTGTACTCCCTGGCCAAGTTCTTTTTCCCGTTCTCGTCCAGCTCGGGGAACACCGCCAGGCTCTCCGCTGTCGCCGCGCAGCCGTCGGCTATCCAACCAATTACGTCGTCGGACCCTATGACGAAGAGATCCGGGATCCCTTTGTCCAGCGACTTCTGCAGCTCATCTATCTGGACCAGAAGCGCGCGGTGCGCCTCGTAAGCTGAGGTCTCATAAAGAGCCGCCCGCATCTTGACGTAGGTCGGGACGCGCGCCGGATCAAGCCGGTAGACATTAGCCCGTACATCGTACTGGGCGCCCATGGCCGCCAGTTCGCGCACGATGGCCGCATTGAACTGGCCGCTGAAGACGCCTTCCTTGTACTGGATGCGGCCGGAACTGAGCGCCTCTATGAGCGCGTCTGGCGTGAGGTCATTTAGGAGAGTGAGAATTTTCTTCTGGGGGTTGTATCGCCTGACTATCCCGGCGAGCGGCGTGAAAATAAAAGAACGAAGCGCATCTTCTATGCGCTCCTGTTCGTCCTTGTAGTAAGCAAGGGTCAGCCGCTGCCGGGGTAACAGGCGCATTTTATCCCTGCTTGGGAATTGCGTGCGCCGGCACGATCTCTATCTTCGGAGCCGTGTTGGCGTCCACCTGGCGGTAGACCTCCCGGCGAGCCATGTCGAGCATACCCAGCGCGATTATCGGGTCGCGCGGCGCCGTGAAATTCATCTGCCCGGTCTTGGGTATGAACCTTATAACCACCAGGACTTCCTCGGGAGCTTCGGATTTCTTCGCTTCTTCATCCATAGTATTGTTCCTCTCTTTTTATTTTTTATGCTGGTATTCCCAGCCACCGCCCGCGGACTTTTTCCTCATACCGCCGGCCGGGCCGCGTACCCAGCCACCACCTTTACCTTTGCCTTTACCGTCTTCGTCTTTGCCGCCGGCGTCGCCGTCAGCCTCGTCGCCGTCGAGGGCCATAAACGTCGCAAGGTCCTCTTTATCTACCTCGCCGCGCATGGCCGCAGTCTCGATGGGGATGAGGTTTTCTTTATGGCAAATTATACCATATTCCTCGGGAGAGATGACGCCGCGGTCAAGGTCCGCTGCGTAGCGCAGATGCTTGGAGGATTTGACCTGTTCCACCTGCTCGGAGGACATTTCCCGGAGCGGCGCCCACTGGTACGATATCCGGTGCTCCGCGCCGAAGACCTTCATAGCGCAGATCTTAAGAAGCTGGTTAAGCGCCGGCCGCAGAGGCTCCCGGACCTCGCCGACCACCAGAGAGGTGTTGTAGTTCTCCAGGTCGTCTTCACCGGAGGAGAAACCGGACGATCCCATGCCGAACAGCTTGGACTGCGGGATGCCGGAGATCATGGACAGCCAGCCCTTGATGGACTCGTTGATGTCGCCCAGGCCGGAGAACGAAAGCTGCTTCTGCTCGTACTCGTCGGTCTTGGGCAGGATGAGAGCGTTGTTGTAGTTCTTCATCATGTTCGACATCTGGATGCGCTGGGCGATCTTATTCGTGCCGCCGGTGGTCAGAAGCGCCTGCTCAAGGCCTTCGATCTTGTAGATGTCGACCTTCGCTTCCTGCAGCATCTCGTACAGCACGTTGCGGTGGCGCAGGAATAAAAGCATATCCGGCACCATGCGCTCCAGCTCCGACATGCCCCAGCCCTGAAGCTGCTGGCGGATGATGTGGGGCGCGCGCTTGCCGCCCAGGGTGATGACCCGTGAGGCGTCTAGCTCGTTGCCGTAGAAAATGTAGCTCTTGGCATAGCGGAGCGGGGCAGCCAGCTCCCAGCGGCTGGCATCATAAAATTCAATGGGCCCGTCCAGAAGGGCGGATGGCGCGAACTGTTTGGCCGGAAGATCCCAGGCGTTAAGGACGACGCCGGCACCGCCATACAGGCGCTCCCACTTCTTGGCGTCCTTCAGTTTTTCTATGGCCTCGGAGTCCTCTAAAAAATGCTCAAAGCCGCGAAGGTCGTCGTGGCTGAGGGTCGGGCAGGAGAATTCGAATCCCCCGCGGAAAGCGTCCATGACCGGCATGTCGATCATTTTCTGGACGAGGCCGTGGCTCTTGTACATGTACGTCAGGTTCGTCCAGTTGAGGGAAAGCAGCGCGCCGTTGTTATTCTGCGCCAGCGGGTTGAAAGAGGTGAGGTTCGACTGGAGGTAGCCCTGGGCCATGACGGAGACCAGAGAGGTCAGGGAGTTGTCGAACTTTAAAGCGCTTGTGTTTTCGTCGGCCATATTATTTTTTCCGGTTTTCTAATTTCGCGAGACGCCATGCTTTTCGTAATTCCTTTTTCGACATCTGCAAAAGTTTCTCAGGGAAAAAGGTTCCCTTTCCGAACAACTGATCGTGGGTCGCTATCATATCCTCACCCAATGCGGCCTCCACAAAAGCGTCGCAGGCTAGGTACGCTCTGGCGTGTAGTGCGCACAAAGCCCGGAATCTGAGGGTGTGTTTTCCAAAAGTTAACTTTTTAGCTGCCATAGTTTTATATCCAGTCTAAATTTACCACGGAGTCGTCTATT